CAGTGTGTCAGTGTGTCAGTGTTCAAGCAAAAAGGGGATGAGATGAGTACCTACACAGTCAGCACGAACGAGTACACGGACGCACGCGCGTTGATGAGCATCGCCAACATTCTGGATCGCATGGAGAAAGAGGTCATGCCGTTGGATGATGAACAGGTCAACGCACTGTGCTTTGTTATCGACGCAGTTCGTAACGCTTTGCCGACCCACTGGTGCGGCTCTACAGCGTTGCTGGACCTTTACAACCAGCTGCGCAAACTGGCCGAAGAAGTCAGCATGGCGGCAGTGGCAACTGCGCTCAAAGAGCAAGAAGCAACGTCCGACAAGAAAGGGTTATCAGACGATGAATGATGGACTTGACTACGAATATGCCTGGCCGCCGTATGGCGACGCCGCCGGCCTGCTGGAAAACGCCATCGAGCCAACTGCGCAGATCAGCGCAGCGGCTGCGCACCAGGCGGCCCAGGATCGCCGGCTGGATGCGCTGGAGGCTGAGGTCGTTGCGCTGCGCCAGCGGCTGGCCCGGCTGGAGTATGTGGAGGTGACGGAGTGACCGGCGATTTCTGGATCGGCGCGCTCACTGGCGGGATGATCGGCGCGGCGCTTGGTGTGCTGCTGATGGCTGCGCTCGTGGTGGCGAGCGCCAACGGCGTGGAGGTGTGGAGTGAACGAGGAGGCGCAGATGTGGCTGGTGGCGCTGATCTGGACGGCGACGCTGACGGCGGTGCTGGCGTTGGCGGCGCGGTAGCGGGGGAACGGGAGCGGGCGAACTTCTACTATGGGCTGTACACCGGAAAATGAGGGAGAGACGCACGGGGCGTCTCTCCCAGGTGATCGAAGCAGCAAACTTGGATCGGAGCCATGATACCACATGCAGAATGAACTGATGGACGCCAGCCTGCGCAAAGCGCCGCTCACCGTCGGCGCCGTGCTCGCCGTCTGGCTGCAGAATGCCGGCGGCGGCATCGGCGCGCTGGTGGCGGTGGGCGTGGTGGCCTGGCTGCTGGGCGTGGACGCCGGCACCGGGCTGCGCTGGGCCGCGGCTGCCGGCGGGCTGCTCTTTGCCGGGCTGATGGTGCTGCGCAGCGCCATCGACGAGATCGTGGATTGGTCCGACTGGCGGGCGATGCTGGCCGACCTGGAGGCGCTGGAAGAGCGCAACGATCTGCTGGAGCAGCAGAACGCCAGCCTACGCCGTGACCTGGCCGCCGCCGAGACCTACGGCGCGTATCGGGCGGCCCGGCCTGGCGCCGTCGTGCAGGACCGCAACGGCGACCCGATGCCCGCGCCCGCGCCGACGCCGATCCGCAACGATGCGAAGACGCTGATTACGCTGCACTTCGACAGCGGCGAGTGGCCATCGAAGAATCGCACCTGTCCTCGGCTGGGGTGGACCACCAGCCGCTGGCAGGACGCACGCGACGAACTTGAGCGCCACGGCATCATCGCAACTCGGAACAATCAGACCGTCATGTTGACGGGCAGCCTGGCAGAAGCATTGGCGAAGTTGGCAGGTGATTTCTGAGCGGCCGACGGCCGGCCGCCCGGCCGGCTATCTGGTAGCCGTTCCGGCCGGGTCTAATTCAGCAGGGAGGTAGGGAGTGGAAGTGAGCGCATTCGTGAATGGAATGGTGCAGATCGGGGTGATCTTTGGCACCGTATCATGCGTTAAGGATGCCCGCCAACGCCAGCTGGTGCTGGCGCTGGCGGGCGCGTCGGAGACCTTCAGTGTGGCGGGCTTGCTGCTGTTGATGTTCCCGACGCTGCCGCAACTGACGGAAGCCGCCAAATGGTTGCTCTACGCCGCCATCGGGCTGGCGGTGGTCGTCGGCGTGGTGACGGCGCTGCGATCGCAGCGCACGCGGTTCGCCTGGCCGCAAGGGCGCTATCACAAGTATCGTTCGTATCGGAGGATTTGATGGACAGAGACAACGACAGCGCCATCTGGCGCATGTTTTGGCTGGCCGTGCTCGTGCTGGCCATCACCGCCGGCGTTGCCGCGTGCGGCGCACCGGTGCTTAACTCAAGCGGCCTGAGTTGGGACAACAGCTTGTGGGCGAACCGGGAGGCGCAGCGCACCGAGCGGGAGCGGCTGCGCCTGGCCGCCGAAACGCGGCAGGCGATGGAACGCGAGGAGACGGCGCGCATCATGAGCGACAACATGATGACGACGCTCCAGTGGCTGGCCGTCACCGGCGGCATCGTCGGCGGGCTGGCGGTGGCTGGCTGGGCGACGCAGCGCAGCGTGGCGGCGTGGGCTGCGCGCCCGCACCGGCCTGCGGCGCCGCCGCCAGCGCAGATTATCGTGATGGCGGCGCCATACCTGGAGAGCGACCGCACGGCGCGGGTAGAGCAGATCGAGGCTGACGGATACCGCGGTTGGGCCGTGCTCTACCCGCGCACGGAACGGTTCGTGCCGCTCCAGTTGACGGACGGCCAGCATAGGGGCTGAGTCCTATGGTTGACGCTGCTTGTCATGGCGTGCTATAGTCACGCCATGACAAGCAGCAACAAGGAGACCCGTATGACCATCACAACGTTGGACAGCCAGGTCGCCCGCGACAACTTCGCCGGGCTGCTGGCAACCGTGGCGAAGGGTGATGAGAGCATCGTTATCACCGACCAGGGCGAGCCGGTGGCCGCGCTGGTGGACTACGCCGCATTCGTAGCGCTGGCCGAGGAACTGGACGACATGCAGGCGGCGCAGCGCGCGGCGGCGGTCCTCGCCGACTTGGACGCCGGGCGCACCGACGCACGGCCCTGGGCGGAGATCCAGGCGGAATGGATCGCCGAGGGGCTGCTCGATGGCTGAGCCGCAGCGTTGGCAGGTCATCGTGGAGCGGGCGGCTGAGAAGCGGATGGCCAGGCTGCCGCGGGACGTGCGCAAACGACTGAGTGACGCCATCGACCGCTTGGAAGAGAATCCCCGTCACCCCGGCGTCATCCAGTTGACCGGCTACCCCAACCTGTACCGGGTGCGTGTGGGCGACTGGCGCATCATCTTCACGATCCGCGATGCGCAGTTGGTGGTCGTGGTGATCGAGGTGGATGCACGGGGGAGCGTGTATCGGCAGTTGTGAAGGACTCCGTCGCCAATCGAGTAGTGTGCAGCCCGATCCAGCTGGATCGGGCTGTTTCGTCTGACAACGCTTTGTTGTGGGACGGTGGCGATTTACTCGGTCAGTGTCGGTTTGATCTCGAACGCGTAATCCCGGCCGTCGGTATTGATGTAGTAGGTGACGAGAGCGCCAGTGGCCACGGCGTCCAAAGTGGATTGAAAAATCGGGAAGGTGACGCCACCCTGCTTGGAAGCATTGGGGAGATAGGTAGTGTCGATGTCGTTGGTAATCAGTTGATAGTAGCCATCCAGATCAATCTGCTCGCCAGCGATTACGACGACGGCGTCCTGCACCGGAATAATCCTAGCGGATTCGTCCGTGTGATTGGTAATGCGCAGGGTCAGAATGCCAGCCGCTGCCGGTGGACTATCGGAATAAAAGATCAGACTTGAGGCGGTTTTCGGATCTCGTTCTTCATATCTGCCGATTGGCAAGAACTCTAAACCTAGCACCTCTACGGTCACGCCTGCAACCGTTTGTGATAGTATAGCTTGGCTTCTGGGTGATCCGGCAACAACGGGTAGCGACTCTTCGACCACAGCGCTGACCGGCGCTGCCTCGCTGCTGGACACGGCAACCACGTGGGCGCCGTCGATCTTCACCTGCAGAGAGACACCGACGGTGATCGGCGCAGTGGCGGTGATGACAGTGCCGTCTTCCATCGGCAGGGCGAGCGTCACTTCGACGGGAACCTGCTGCTCGATGTTGACGACAAACGGCTGCACGAGGCCGGCAAGGACGCCGGTCTGGGCAAGCGCGGCGCCGACGCTGGCGACGGCCAGCATGGCGCCCAGTAGGCCCAGGGTGAGAATGGGAAATATGCGAGACATGGAACGCTCCTTTTCAGGGTTGGGTTGATACGGCGCAGAGAGTTGCTGCCATTTCTATTGTACGGCAGGCGTCAATAGAACGCCTGGGCTATGCGGCGGATATTCACAGGTGAGATTTTGTCTCACCTGTGATAAGATGGACGCAGTTGCGGCGAGCAGGGTCTGGTGGGCAGTTCCCCGGTGGTGTGGATGAGCGACGAAGCAAAGAACCGGCAGATCATGATGGTGTGTACGGAGTTGGCGAAGGTGTTGGCTGGGTTGATGCAGGCGCCGGCGCCGAAGGGCCAGCAGGTGATTATCCACGTGTCGAAGGACCGCCGCGACGTGTGGATCGAAAGACCGGCGGAGATCGTGCATATTCGCAGCGATTGAGCCGGGCAGGATGACAACCGCATAGCGTGGCCGGCAACCGGAGCGCATTCTCACAGAGAGGATGCGCTCCGCTGTTTTTGGAGGGGTGCGTCAGGTTTCGCATAGGCATAATTGAGGGGTAGAGGCAGGTGCGGCGGGCTGGCGCCCGCGGTTGGCTGGAACGTGAAAAGTTCCCAAAGTACCCTTTTGCGGGGGTGGGGGTTCCCAAAGTACGGGTTGTGGGCGCAGAAGAGACGATTTTCCCGGCAAGTCCAGATGTTCCAGGCCAGGCGCAGAGCCGCCGGGCGTATCACGATCTGTTGGCGTCGTTGGAGTCGTTTGCCTGGTGGCAGGACTATCGTGACCTGGTTGGCCGCGGGTGGGACTGGCGCAAGGCGGTCTATATTGCATGGCGGGCGTCACCGGTGCAGGGGCGCCAGCCGGAAACACAAAACGAGTTGGCGACAACTGTGTTGGGGTTGGCCAGCGACCGGGTGATCAGCAAGTGGCTGGAGAAGCACCCGGAAATGCAGGATGAGGTTGTGCGGATGCAGGCGGCGCCGCTGTTGCAGCACCGCCGGGATATCTACGAGGCGCTGGTGGCGGTGGCACGGGACCCTGACCCGAAGGCTCATTCTGACCGCAAGCTGGCGCTGGAGATGCTCGGCGATTACCGGCCCCGAGCACAGGCGGATGTGGCGGTGACGAACGCCGATGCAGGGGTGCTGATTTACCTTCCCGACAATGGCAGAGAAGACAACGCAGATTCAGATTAGGGCGCAGGCGGGGCCGCAGGAGGTGTTCCTGGCGTCGCCGGCTGACCTGGTGATTTATGGCGGCGCGGCGGGCGGCGGGAAGTCGTTCGCCCTGCTGCTGGAGCCGCTGCGTCATGTGCGCAATGGGCAGTTCAACGCGGTGATCTTCCGGCGCACGTCGGTGCAGGTGCGCAACCCCGGCGGGCTGTGGGATGAGTCGATGAAGGTTTACCCGCTGCTGCAGGCGACGCCGCGGGAGTATCTGTTGGAGTGGCAGTTCCCCAGCGGCGCCACGGTGAAGTTTGCGCACATGGAACATGAGAAGAACCGGCTGGACTGGCAGGGCAGCCAGATTCCGTTGATTGCATGGGATGAGCTGACCCACTTCACGCGGGATCAGTTCTTCTACATGCTGAGCCGCAATCGTTCGCTGTGTGGCGTGCGGCCGTACATGCGGGCGACGTGCAACCCGACGCCCGACGACGACCCGGTGGGCGGGTGGGTGCATGAGTTCGTGGGCTGGTATATCGGCGAGGATGGCTATGCGCTGCTGGAGCGTTCGGGCGTGGTGCGCTGGTTTGTGGTGGTGAACGATGAACTGCGCTGGGCGGATGACCCGGCGACGCTGCGGGCGCAGTATCCGGGCAGTGAGCCGAAGTCGTTCACGTTCATTCTGTCGAGTGTGTTCGACAACAAGATTCTGCTCGATGCAGATCCGGGCTATCTGGCGAATTTGATGGCGCTGCCGCTGGTGGACCGGGAACGGCTGCTTGGCGATGGGCAGCGCGGCGGGAACTGGAAGATCAAGCCGTCGGCGGGGAAGGTGTTCAACCGGGGTTGGTTCGAGATTGTGGAGGCGGCGCCGGCGGCTTCGACGGCTTCGACAAGCTCAGCCACCGGTGGCGGGCGCACGGTGCGCTTCTGGGACCTGGCGGCGACAGAAAAGAGCGTGGCCAAAGCTGACCCTGACTACACGGCGGGGGTGCTGATGCGGCGGGTGGGTGATGTCTACTACATCCTCGACGCCATTGCGGTGCAGGAGGCGCCGGGGCGGGTGGATGCGCTGCTGCGCAACACGGCGAGCCAGGACGGGGCGCAGGTGGCGATCCGCTTCGAGCGGGAGGGCGGCGCCAGTGGGGTGCGCGATGCGCGCAACACGGCGGCGCTGCTGGCCGGGTATGACGTGCGCGCGGTGCAGCCGCAGGGTGACAAGGTGATGCGGGCGAAGGGGCTGGCGGCGCAGGCGGAAGCGGGGAATGTGAAGCTGGTGCGCGGCGCGTGGAATGACCGGTTTCTGCGCACGCTGCACGCGTTCCCAGAAGGGGCGCATGACGATGAGGTGGACGCGGCGAGCGGCGCGTTCAATGACCTGGTGAAAATGGTTCGGGAGCAGGGGACTGTTCGGGGGTGAGCGATGGCGAGTGATCTGGAATTGGCGGTGGCGGCGCTGACGGGGAAGAAGCGGCGCTATGATGCGCTCTGGCGCTACTATGACGGCGAGCAGCCGCTGGTCTATTCGAGTGAAAAGCTGAAGGAAATCTTCAGCGGCCTCGAAGCGCGCTTCACGGAGAACTGGTGTGCGGTGGTGGTGGACAGCGTGCTCGACCGGCTGGAACTGTACACGCCGACGGTGGCCGGGGATGAAGCGTTGGCGGCGCAACTGGCGGGCCTTTGGGAGCAGACGGGGCTGGTGGACGATGAGTATGGCGTGCATGAGGATGTAACGGTCACGGGGGAATCGTTCGTGGTGGCCTGGCCGGACGATGAAGAGGGCGTGGTGCAGGCGTTCCACAACGACGCCCGGCTCTGCCATGCGGAGTATGACGCGAAGAACCCGTGGCAGATGCGCTTTGCGGCGAAGTGGTGGAACAACGGCGACGGCATCCGCCTGACGCTCTACTATGTGGATCGGTTGGAATACTACGCCAGCCGGCGCTCGTTCAAGGCGGGGGAGATGCCGACGGCGAAGGCGTTCGAGCCGTGGGCGCCGGGGCCGGACGGCGCGGCGGTGGCGGAGAACCCTTACGGGCAGATTCCGGTCTTTCATTTCCGGTCCAACCGACGCAAACCGAAGTCGCAACTGGTGAATGTGGTGGAGGTGCAGGACGCGGTGAACAAGCTGCTGGCCGACATGATGGTGGCGGCGGAGTTCGGGGCGTTCCCGCAGCGCTATGTGATCAGCAGCGCGGGCATCGCCAACCTGAAAAACAACCCCAATGCCATCTGGGACCTGGTGGCGGCGGAGCAGGGGATGCAGGCGACGACGCCGGGGCAGTTTGTGGCGACGGAGTTGCAGAACTATCTGAATGCGATCAACAAGCTGTCGGCGGACATCGGCATCATTACGCGCACGCCGCGCCACTATTTCTATCAGCAGGGCGGCGACCCCAGCGGCGAGGCGCTGCTGGCGATGGAATCTCCGCTGATGAAGAAGGCGCACCGGCTGCAGCAGACGTTGGTTCCAACGTGGCGCGACCTGGCGGCATTTCTGCTGCGCCTGCAGGGGCAGGAGGTGGTGACGCAGCAGATCCGGGTGGTCTATGCGCCGGTGGAGACGGTGCAGCCGCGCTCGACGGCGGAGATTCGCAAGCTGGCGGTGGAAGCCGGGGTGCCGCTGCGCACGCATCTGCGACGGGCGGAGAATTGGTCTGAGGTGGATGTGGCGCAGTTGGATGACGACCGGGCGGCGGAGCGGGTGGCCGAGCGGAGTTATGCGGAGGCGGTGCTGGGCGCGGCGCAGCGGGATTTTGACCGGGGTGTGGTGTAGAGATTGGGAGATTACGGGCGATAAGTCTTTGTTGTGGGACGTTTCCCAGGAAATTCTGACAGGTGACGGGTGAGTATCTTGGTGCGGAGTGGAACGATTCAGGCGTCATTGTCTGCACGGTGCGCCGTGTGTGGCGAGACTGGCGTGCATGTGGGTGCTACAACGTTGTACAACGCTCTAAAGTTCTATCACTGGGGCTGTTTGATTCGACAAGATTCATCGCCGACTGAATTGATTTGGACAAACAGAGGAGAGCGAACAATGGCAATCGCAGGTGGCATGACGACGGCGTATCGCTGCCAGGTGAGTGAGTACAAGCTGACGGCGACGCCCACGACGTGTTTGCGCAATGAGTGCGCCAACGTGGAGGCGGCGGTGGCCATCCTGGAGCGTGGGGAGGCGTGCGTGGTGGCGGGCTTCGACATGGCGCAGTTGCGCCAGCGGCTGGCCGGGCTGGGGGTGGCCGGGTGAACTACACGTTGCATCATGGCGATTGCCTGGAGGTGATGCGCTCTATTCCGACCAGTAGCGTTGACGCGGTGATTGCCGATCCTCCCTATTCGTCGGGTGGCTTTACTCGCAGTGACCGCAGTGCTGATCCGGCAGCCAAGTATGTGCAGACTGGCGTCGACATTGTCCGTGCATCGTTTTCAGGCGACAACCGAGATGGTCGATCCTGGTGCTATTGGATGGCGCTTTGGATTTCTGAGGCGTGCCGCATCGTCAAGAAATCAGGCTACATACTCATTTTTACCGATTGGCGGCAGCTTCCGTTGGCGTCGGATGCGTTGCAGGCGGGCGGGGTTGTCTGGCGCGGTATCGTGCCCTGGGACAAAACAGAGGCTGCCCGTTCGCCACACACGGGATATTTCCGCCACCAGTGCGAGTACGTGGTTTGGGGCACGCGTGGCGTAAGTACGCCAGCAGCGTGGGGCGGGCCGTGGCCAGGCTACATTCGTTTGGGCGTCAATCTGGCCGACAAGCACCACATGACCGGCAAGCCGACAAACCTGATGCGACAATTGGTTCAATGTGTGCCACCAGGCGGAACCGTGCTTGATCCGTTCATGGGCAGCGGGACAACGGGTGTGGCGTGTCGGCTGGAAGATCGCAAGTTTATCGGTATTGAAATGGATCGGGGCTATTACGAGACAGCAGAGCGGCGCATCCTGCAAACGACAAAGATTGAGGATTACCCGCTGCTTGCCCTGGCAGCGGACTAGGAGATTTCGCATGAAAGACTTGATAGCGGTGCTCTGTATCCTCTCCCTGCTGGGTATCCTCGGCGGGGGGGTGTTGTTCATGCTGTACGGGGTGCGCGGCACGGTGGCCATGCTGCGCCAGTGGCTGGACCAAAGGTAAGACGATGCCACCGGTTGTGATCGACATGATGCAGAGTTGGCGCGCTGACCTGCTGCGCGGGGATGCGGCGATGCAGCAGGAGATGGCGCAGCGCTGGCTGGGCGTGGAGCAGGCGCTGCAGGCGCAGGTGGATGCGCTGGCGCTGGAACTGCAGGGCGGCGGGCGGGTGACGATGGGCCAGCTTGGGCGCAGCCGGCGCTATCAGCAGTTGATGGGCCAGGTGAATGATGAACTGGGGAAGTATGCCCGCTTCGTCGAAGGGCGGGTGGAGAACCGGCAGCAGGCGCTGCTGAATGCGGCCATCTCGCACAGCCAGGCGGCGATCAATGCGGTGGCCACCGAGGCGGAGATGTTGGTGCAGTTCAACCGGCTGCCGGTGTCGGCGGTGGAGAACATGGTCGGCCTGACGGGCGCAGGGACGCGGGTGCGCGACATCCTGGCGGATGCGAGCCGGGCGGGGCCGGAGGCGCTGCGCCAGCGGCTGGTGGATGGGATTGCGCTGGGTTGGAATCCGTTGAAGACGGCGCGGGATGCGCTGCGCAATGGGCTGGCGCAGAGTTTCACACGCATGGCGACGATTGCGCGCACGGAGACGCTGCGGGTGTACCGGCAGACGACGCTGGAAAGCTACCGGCAGAGCAATGTGGTGGTGGGGTATCGGCGGCTGGCGGCGAAGGATGAGCGGACGTGTCTGGGCTGCTTGATGGCGGATGGGCAGTTTTACACGAAGGATCAGCCGTTTGATGCCCATCCAAACTGCAGATGCGCAGCGATACCGGTATTGAACAAAGGCACCCCGATTGACTACGAGACCGGACAGGAGTGGTTTGCCCGGCAACCGGAGAGCGTGCAGCGGCGGATGCTTGGCCCAGGCCGGTGGGATTTGCTGCAGCGAGGTGACATTTCGCTGCATGACTTGGTGACGCTCCAACCGGACGATACATGGGGTGGGGCGCTGGCGCCCACCACGGTGGGGCGGTTGGCTGCGTTGGGCAGGCGGGATGGGATGGTGGATGCTCGGAATATGTTGGGCGTTTCGGCAGAGGCGCGGCGGATTCAGTGGGAGTGGGTGCACGGCAGCCGCACCCGCCCTTCGGTTGTGTTGAAGGAAACCTTATCACGTGCGTTGGGTGTGGAAGGTGTTGTGTTCAACCCTGCCGGGTTTGTTGTCTCTCAAGATGAGATTGAGTTAATGCAAGGCGCTGTGCAGGAAATTTACGAACGAACCCAACAGTATTTAAGAGACCAGGGCATTCGCTCGATGCACTTGTTTCGCGGTGTGAAAGGCGCTACAATGGAACCGGGTGTTATTGAATCGTGGACGAGTGATGTAAGTACTGCTGTTCGGTTTAACGGGTTTCGGGTATTCGAGGAAAACATACCGGCTGAACGAATTTTTCTTTATCATCGCGGTCCTGGTTGGCGTAATGGCAAGTTTGGCGAACAGTATGAGTATTTGGTTTTGGGAAGTGAGCCAAAGTGAAACGTCGCATCGTCTATGATATGAACGGATTGCCAGTTACGCGGTTTTCGCCTGAGAGCGATGCGGACATGGCGGAGTTGTATCGTATGGTTGAACGCGGTGAGTTAGATATGCGCGAGAGCTTTGGGGATGATCCTGAACTGTGGGAACGTGTAAGAGTGGAACAGCGAGAAGTTGAACTGGAGCGGAAAGAGTATGTGATTGTCAACGGTGTGCTTAGATTGCAAGACGCACCGTCCGACAAGAAATGATTGTGGGACGGTAGACAGGCGCAAACATTTGTGCTAGACTACCTCTAGCCCGGTGATGGGCGATAACTTGATATGCGTGGCCGACAACCGGAGCGCACTCTCTTTTTTGAGGGTGCGCTTTTTTGTTGGCGAGCAGGGCGGCGGGCGGCGTGATGCCAAGCGTCGAGCGTGATGCAAAGTCTTCCGGCGTGATGCCAATTCCCAGGAGCGTGATGCGAATATGAGTGAGGATGCTTTGAACAACGAGGGCGCGTCCGGCGCTGGCCAGCAGGGCGGCGAGAATGGCGACAGGGACGGGACCGGGGCGGCCAGCAACGGCGCACCGGTGTCGTTCGATGAGTGGCTGAACGGCCAGGCCGACGAGGTGAAGTCGCTGGTGAC